TCTTCAAGAAAAACTTGTTAAATTAAAAAATAATAATCCAGCTAGATTTAAAGCTCTTATGAAAAATACAGGTAAGGCTGCTAAAGTGATAGGACGTTCCACTTTTGGTCCTTTGGGTGTAGTAGGAGGTGAAGCAATAGCTTATGGACTAACTGATTGGGCTGGAGGTAAAATGGGACTATCTTCAGAAACTTCTTCCGATGTAGCTGCTTGGTGGAATAATAAAGATAGTGCTAGAGAAGATATTTATAAAGCCATGGAAAAATTAGGGTATACTGATGGAGAACAGGCAGCAGTAAATAAATTTTTAGACGCAACTAATTCTCAAGCATTATACGAAAGATCCAAAGTAGCAGGAGCAAGTGATTTAGCACAAAACTATGAACCGATAAGTGGTATATCTCAGGAAAAGATTCAAGAAATAGTAGAGTTTAGAATAGCTCAAGCAAAACAAAAATACGACGACGATGTTGAGAGTATGTTTAAGAATATGTTTATAGGAACTGGTATAAATCCTAATGAGGCTACTGCAAAAGAGTTTGGTAAACAAATTGATATTATATCTGCTCAAGCAATGGGTGGTCTAGGACAAGCCACAAGAACATCTATGCAAAAGGTAGATCCAAAAAGATATGAAGCTATGACTACACAGGTAAATCCTTATGCTGGACCTTTTTGGAATTTCTTTACAGGAAGTAAAGCAATAAGAGGTATATTCGGTAATGAAAGAGCTCAAAATCTTTTGGAAGCTCGACAACTAAAACTTCAAGGTAAACATGACGAAGCTAATGAAATTATTCGAATAGAAAATGAGAAAATTAATTTTCCAATGTCACAAGCAACGTGGCATGATCAAACTTTTAAAGTTCCTATGCAAGCTATGCAAGGATGGCTAGATAATACAGTGGGTGGTTTTGGAAAAGATACTTCTACTGCTTATGGAAAATATATGCCTCAAATGATGGCAGGCGGTGGAATAGCTAGTATTAGAAGACCAAATGCAATACCCCCTGAAAAAGGACCTTTACCTCAGGGCTTGGAAAATCTTCGATATTATGTTACATAGTCAAGGGGAGAAATAATGGCAGATATAGATAAATCATTACCTAATCAACCGGAATTAACTGTTGAAGACTTAAAAGAAGTTGAAGTCGAAGCTGGAGCTCCAGCTGCGCCACAAAAAGATATTGAAGTTACAGAAACTTTAGATGGTGGAGCAGAAGTTTCTTTTGATCCAAATGCTATTATTCCACAAGCTTCAAATACACATTTTCAAAATTTAGCAGAGCTTTTAGATAACTCAATTTTAGATCCAATTGGTGCACAATTAATTAGTGATTATTTAGACTATAAACAATCTAGAAAAGAGTGGGAAAATACTTATAGAAATGGATTAGATCTTTTAGGATTTAAATACACTCCAAGAACAGAACCTTTTAAAGGTGCTGCAGGTGTTACTCACCCAGTTCTTGCAGAAGCTGTTACACAATTTCAAGCTCAAGCATACAAAGAATTATTACCAGCTGATGGTCCAGTTAGAACACAAATTTTAGGATTACAAACACCACAAAAACAAGAACAATCCCTTCGAGTAAAAGATTTTATGAATTACCAAATCATGGACCAGATGAAGGAATATGAACCGGAGTTTGACCAAATGCTATTTTACCTCCCTCTAAGCGGGTCAACTTTTAAGAAAGTCTACTATGATGATCTTTTGGGTAGGGCGGTATCGAAATTCATACCTGCCGACGATTTGGTAGTACCCTACTCAGCAACAAGTCTAGATGATGCAGAAGCAATAATGCATGTTATCAAAATGCCTAAAAATGATTTGAGAAAACAACAAGTGTCAGGTTTTTATAAAGATATAGATCTAACACCACCTCAAATGCAAAATGATGAGATAACTAAAAAAGAACAAGAGCTAGAAGGAATTAAACAACTAAAACAAGATGATATTTATACTTTAATTGAGTGTCACGTTAACATAGATTTAGAAGGTTTTGAAGATATGAAAGATGGTGAGACTACAGGAATTAAACTTCCATATGTTATCACTCTTGATGAAAGTTCTAGAAAAGTTTTATCTATTAGAAGAAACTACAAAGAAAACGACCCAAGAAAAAGAAAAGTTAATTACTTTGTGCAATTTAAATTTTTACCTGGCACAGGTTTTTATGGTTTTGGTCTTATCCACATGATAGGTGGACTGTCAAGAACAGCGACCACAGCTTTAAGACAGCTCTTAGATGCAGGAACGCTATCTAATCTGCCAGCTGGTTTTAAATCAAGAGGGATAAGAGTAAGAGATGATGCACAACCATTACAACCTGGAGAGTTTAGAGATGTAGATGCACCAGGAGGAAACATAAAAGATTCTTTTATGACTCTTCCTTACAAAGAGCCTTCAGTTGTTTTATTACAATTATTAGGTACAGTTGTAGGAGCAGGCCAACGTTTCGCGGCAATTGCAGATATGCAAGTGGGCGACGGTAATCAAAGAGCTGCAGTAGGTACAACAGTTGCATTACTTGAAAGAGGAAGCAGAACAATGTCTGCTATTCACAAAAGATTATATGTAGGTCTAAAACAAGAATTTAAATTACTAGCTGATGTGTTCAAAACTTATTTACCACCTGAATATCCTTATGATGTTGCTGGTGGAGCAAAAACAGTTAAGGTACAAGATTTTGATGACAGAGTAGATATTTTACCGGTCGCAGACCCTAATATTTTCTCTCAAACGCAAAGAATATCGATGGCTCAGACACAGTTGCAGTTGGCTACCTCAAATCCAACAATGCACAATATGTATCAGGCGTATCGCTCAATGTATGAAGCCATCGGTGTGAAAAATATTAATGGAATTTTACCACCACCAGTACAACCACAACCAATTGATCCAAGTATGGAACATATTATGGCAATGGGGATGAAGCCTTTCCAGGCATTTCCTGGTCAAGACCATCAAGCTCACATAGATGCTCACTTAGCGTTTATGGGTTTAAATATGGTTAGAAATAATCCATCAATGATGGCTGCAATTCAAAAGAATATACTTGAGCACATAACTTTGATGGCTACAGAACAAGTTCAAATGGAATTTGCAGCTGAATTAATGCAAATTCAACAAATGACTATGATGGCAGCACAGAACCCACAACTTTTACAACAAATTAACGCTATCAATCAAAAAATTGAAGCAAGAAAAGCTATTTTAGTTGCTGAATTAACTGCTGATTATACTGTAGAAGAAAATAGAATTACCTCTCAACTTGATGGAGACCCTCTATTAAAATTAAAAGCAAGAGAAGTAGACTTAAGAGCTATGGAAAATGAGAGAAAAAGTGCATATGATAAGGCACGTGTGGATATAGATACATCTAAATTAATGATGAATCAGGATATTCATGATGATAAACTTGACCAAAATGAAGAATTAGCGGAATTAAGAGCTGATACTTCACTTGAAAAGCAAGAAATGGCTAATGATTCAAGAGAAAAGTTAGCTAGAATGAAACCAAAAGGGTCGCAAAATAGATAATTTTGTGGTACTAATTAATAGGAGCAAATATGAAAAATAAAGATGGCAAAGTGGTAATAAAGCACTCCCAGTTTTTAAATAAAGATGGTTATTTAAAAGGTGGAGTAGATATTACACCCCCTAACATTGCAGAATCACAAACTGTAATTGTTAAAGGAACAAAAGCCTTAAGAAAAGACAAGAAGCCAGTTAAAGCTACTTGGTACTAATATGGCCTGGTTCAGTTTAGCAAAAATTGCTATGCAAGCTGGTGCGAAGATTTATTCTAACCGCCAGAAAACTAAAATGGCTATGTCTGATGCACAATTAATGCACGCAGAGCGTATGGCTCGAGGTGAGGAATCTTACCAGGGCAAACTTTTAGAAGCTAGGCAATCAGACTGGAAAGACGAATTTGTATTGGTCATAATTTCGGCTCCGATCATAGTGCTTATGTGGGCGGTAATAAGTGATGATCCTGCAGCTATGGAAAAAGTAAAATTGTTTTTTGAATACTTCTCGACGCTTCCTCAATGGTTCACAAATTTGTGGATTTTGGTCGTGGCGAGTATTTTTGGTATAAAGGGAACACAAATATTTAGAAACGGAGGAAAAAAATAATGGCAAACACAAAAAAAATGAACGAACTAGAAGAATTAGGTCGTGTAGATGCTGAAAAAGCATATACTAAAAAAGGAAAAGAAAATCTTAAAGCTGAAAAGAAAAGAGTTGTAAAGGAAATTACATCTAGAGGAAAAGCTAAAAAAGGTTACGGCTGCGAAGTCGCATAAACAATGAGTAAAGTAAGAGCCTTAACTGGTTGGGGAAAAGCTTTTTTAAAAAGCCCTAAAACAGAAACGGTTTATAGATTAAAAGATCCTAAACAACTGATAAAAGGAAAAATTAATCAATGGTCCTCAACGGCAGTAACAGAAGCTGCTTCTGGAGTTACCCCTAAATATACAAAAAGTGGAAAACCTTCGATTACTAAAAAAGAAGCTAATAAAAGTGATACAAAGAAGGCTTTGACTAAAGCTAAAGGATATCTTAAAGTAACATCGCCGGTCGCAACTTATGGGGCTGGTAAAAGTTTACTTACTAAAGATAAAGAGGACAAAAAAAATAAGGAGGACAAATGAGACAAAACGGAGTAAGATCTAATGTTCGTTTTCCATATGCGTCTGCAACTGAAAAGAAAAAACAAGGCTATGATGATAGACTTGATGAATCTTTAGGTGCACGAGATGGTGCTGAATCGACTAAATCTCAAAGCTACAAAGCTAGAAGAGATGAGTCTAAAGGCATGGAAAAAGCTATGGGTAAAAGAGCATATTCTTCAGTTTCAACAATGGATAAATCCTAATGGGTTGGATAAACTTATTACGTAATCCAAAAACAGCTGGAAAAGTTATTGATAAAGTTAAGCCTCTTAAACCAATTAAAGGCGCAATGACTAAGGGTGAGGTTAAAATGAAAGCAGGTATGGCTAAAATGAAAGCTGCTGCATTTGATTTGAAACAAACACTTAAAAAAACTGAAGATAATCTAAAAGACACAGTTAACAAAACTAAGAAAAATTTGGAAACTGCAAAAAAAATATTTGGTGATAAATAATGCCTTTTAAATCAGAAAAACAAAGAAGATATATGCATGCTAATCTTCCCAAAATTGCAAAAGAATGGGAAAGAAAGTATAATAAAGGTGGTAGAGTAAAAAAATCTTTAGGTGGATATGTAGGACCTAACATACAGGGTGAATATGATGGTATAAATCTATCTAATCCTACCTATAGAAAATACTATAAAGATAAAGGATTTAAACCCTAAACAAAAGAAAAGAGGAGAAGAGAATGGATACTTTTGAAATAATAACTACATTAAGAAAGAGACTTCATGGTCAATTACAAACTATCGGGGATAGTTTAATGGATGGGGTTGACAATATGGAAAAATACAAGTATTTAGTAGGACAAGCACATGCTATACAAATAGCATTACAGGAAATCTCTAACCTGCTTAAAGATAAGGAGCAAAAAAATGAAAAAGGAACAATCGTCGACATCTCAGGGAGAAATCCCAAAAAATAAATCAGCTTTATTAGATAAATATAATTCAGAACCAAAAGAAGAAGAAACTAAAAGGCTTGATCCAGAAGATGTTGAAAATCAAAAAGAACAATTACCAAATCCAACAGGATATAGACTTTTAGTTTTACCTTTTACTCCAAAAGAGAAAACTAAAGGTGGAATAATTTTTTCCCAAGAATCTTTAGACAAAGCAAGAATAGCTACAAATTGTGGTTATGTTTTAAAGATGGGGGATCTTGCATACAAGGATAAAGAAAAATTTAATGAACCTTGGTGCAAATTAGGAGATTGGGTTATCTTTGCTCGTTATGCGGGTTCAAGATTACCAATTGAAGGTGGAGAAGTGCGAATACTAAACGATGATGAAGTGTTAGGGACTATAAAAGATCCCGAATCAATTCTTCATTACATATAAACATAGGAAGGAACTATGCAAGAAGAAGACATAAAAAAAGAACCTATGGTTGATGTAGGAGACACTAACGAAAGTGAAACTGAAGTCGATCTAGAAAAGAAGCCGGAAGAGCAGACAAATACTGCTGAGAAGGAAGAGATCAAAGTTGAACAGGTGGAAGATACGCCTGTTAAGACTGAGGCTCCGAAAGAAGAGAAGGAAGAAACAAAAGTAGAAGAGAAAGACGAGTTAAAACAATATAGCGAAGGCGTTCAAAAACGTATTGCTAAATTAACTCGAAAAATGCGTGAAGCAGAAAGACAAAGAGAAGAAGCTATTGCTTTTGCAAAAACAGCTAAAAGTGAAAGAGATCAATTACAAGATAGATTCTCTAAACTTGATAAGTCTTATGTTTCTGAGTTTGAAACTAGAGTTAAAACCAACATGGATGCTGCGAGAATTGCTTTAAAATCAGCAATTGAAGCAGGAGACGTTGATGGTCAAGTTAAAGCTCAAGAACAAATGGCTAATTTAACTGCAGATGCAGCTAGATTATCCTCTTTGAAAACATTGAAGGAAGAAACTGCTAAAGAACAGGACAAAGAGGTAAAAGTTAGACCTCAAGGTACTGAAACGGCTAAAACTGATCCTAAAGCGGAAGCTTGGGCATCTAAAAATGGCTGGTTTGGCAATGATACTGCAATGACTTATACTGCATTTGACATGCATAAAACACTCGTAGAGAAGGAAGGTTTTGACCCTCAATCTGACGAATATTATGTTGAAATTGATAAAAGAATGAGACTTGAATTTCCGCAGAAATTTGATAAGATGGAAGGTACTTCTACAGAAAGAGCAAATAAACCTGCTCAGACTGTAGCATCAGCTAAACGTCCAAGCGTAACAGGACGCAGAAAAACTGTGAAACTCACACCATCACAAACGGCAATCGCTAAAAGATTAGGTGTGCCACTTGAAGAGTACGCAAAACAATTAATCGCGAAGGAGGCGTAACATGAAAAACGACAACATAAAAACTCATCGCGCGAGTCAGACAAGAGATAAGGTTAAAAGACCTACCACTTGGACTCCCCCGTCATCTTTAGATGCACCACCTGCGCCAGACGGTTTTCGGCACAGATGGATAAGAGCTGAGACTATGGGCTTTGATGATGCCCAGAATATGTCTGGCAAAGTTAGATCTGGATGGGAACTCGTGAGAGCAGACCAATACCCAGGTTCTGATTATCCAACTGTTAAAGAAGGCAAATATGCAGGAGTCATTGGGGTTGGCGGCCTATTGCTGGCTAGGATACCAGAAGAGGTTGCGAAAGCTCGTGAAGAGTACTTCAGAAAACAAACTGAAGCTAAGAACGAAGCATTAGACAACGACCTTATGAAGGAACAGCATCCAAGTATGCCGATCGATAGTGAAAGGCAGACTCGTGTAACCTTCGGTGGTACTAAGAAAAGTTAATCTTTTAACGATTCTAACCAACGAATTAACATAAACCGTTTACGACATGTGTCGTAAACATAAGGAGATAAACTATGGCAAACACACACACGCAAGGTTTCGGTTTGCGACCGATCATGAGAGTTGGTAATACACCTTCTATTCAAGGTCAGTCTAAATACGAAATCGCTAGTGCTCAAGCTGGGACGCTATATAATGGAACACCTGTTAAAGTAGACATAAATGCCGCTACAGGTGGATACATTGTTGAAGCTGCTCAAGGTACTGCTATGGTGGGAACTTTGAATGGTGTGTACTACACAGATGGTACAACTTCAAAACCAACATGGAATAACTGGTACGTTGGCGGAACAACACCTGCGAACAGTGAGACCACTAAAGCGTTTATAATCGATGATCCTTTTCAGGAATACATGATTGGAACAAACGCAACGCTAGGCGCGACGGTTGCTTTAAGACAAGCTAAAGTAGGCTTGACTTTTGCAACGACAGCAGCGGCTGGTGACGATACAAACGGAAGATCTTCTATAACATTGGATATTGCTTCTGCAGCAACAACTGCAAAACAATTGAGAATGGTTAGAGTAGGAGAAAATCCAGAAAACCAAGATGAGACAGCTGCATATTGCTCGGTTGTAGTTAAATGTAACTTACACCAGTACTTAGTTGGCTCATTAGCAACAGGCATATAATAAGGAGATAAATTATGGCAATATCACGATCACAGCTAGTTAAAGAACTAGAGCCAGGATTGAATGCTTTATTCGGCCTGGAATATAAAAGATATGAGAATCAGCACGCTGAAATCTTTGAAACAGAAAATTCAGACAGAGCTTTTGAAGAAGAAGTTATGTTATCTGGATTCGGAAACGCACAGGTTAAAGCGGAAGGTCAAGGAGTATCATTTGATGATGCACAAGAGACTTTCACAGCTAGATACACTCATGAAACGATAGCACTTGCTTTCGCAATCACTGAAGAAGCGGTTGAAGATAACTTGTATGACAGACTTGCGTCTAGATATACAAAAGCATTAGCTAGATCTATGTCGAACACTAAACAAGTGAAAGCGGCAAACGTTCTAAACAATGCATTCGACAACACTTACAAAGGTGGCGACGGAAAAGAACTATGTGCTACGGACCACCCGATATTAGCGGGATCTTTCAAAAACGAGTTGACTACTTCAGCCGACTTGAATGAAACTTCCTTGGAGCAAGCTTTAATAGACATTGCTGCAATGGTTGATGAAAGAGGTCTTAAAATTGCTGCTAAGGGGAATAAAATGATTATTCCTTCTGCGCTTCAATTTACTGCTGAAAGACTGATGAAGTCTGCAGGTAGAGTTGGAACAGCTGATAATGATATCAATGCTGTCAAATCAATGGGAATGGTTCCACAAGGTTATGTGGTTAACAATTTCTTAACTGATACTGACGCTTGGTTCATTAGAACAGATGTACCTAACGGAATGAAAATGTTCGTTAGAGCACCAATTAAGACAGCTATGGAAGGTGACTTCGATACTGGTAACGTTAGATACAAAGCTAGAGAAAGATACAGCTTCGGCTGGTCTGACCCTAGAGGTATTTTCGGCTCACCAGGAGCGTAATCTTAATTAAATTAATGAGGCGGCCTTAAAACCGCCTCATTTTCAGAATAAAAGGTGAAAATGGAAAAGGACTTCAAGGTAAAAATCATAGCATACGGCTATCAAACAGAATTTAATATTAGAGCCCAAGATAGTGTAGAAAGTATAGAACAATCTATAGTTGACAAGCTGGGAGAAAATAGTGTAAAGTGGGACGAATCAGGATTTTATGACAAGGGTCGTAAATGGATAACCTATGAGGAGGTTAATGATGGTACAAGACCTGTACAAACAAAAAAAGTCCTTGGAGTTGAGTTGGGAGCAGGAACACCTTAAAGAAGGTAGATACACTCTCAATATGGTCAGAATCGATAGCGCTATAAGAGATGTTATTGGTCAGATTAAGCTGGAAGAAGCAAAAATAGCAAATAGAGAAAACTCTATTAATAATTCAGCTCCAGAAGTGTCAATAGCCACTTAATAAAAAGCTATATATCAGAAAGCATACTTTCAATACGGAACCTCTTGCGCTCTACTAAAAATAAGAGTATATTTAAAGCACTATACAATAAAAGAATACTGACGAGTATAGTCGACGGCCTAGAGACAGTATTCGCAAATAACTAGGAGGATAACAACATGGCACAAACACTATTTAGAGGACCAGTTCTGCAAGGTAAATTTAACGAAGCAGGTTTAACTGGATACAATCTAGAAGAAAAATCAGCTGCATACACAGTTGCTAACGCAGACAGTGGAAAAACGTTCACGTCAAAATCTGGCGATGTAACTTTTACATTACCTGCGATTACAGAAGGCAGAGTATTTACATTTGTAAATACTGGTGCTGATAGCACTAATGGAATTAACTTTGCATGTAATGGTGCAGAAGTAATTCGTTACGCTGGAGCGAACAATGCTGTTTTAGCAAACACTAAAGCAACTTCTAAAGTTGGTGATTTTATCACTATTGGAAGTTTAGAAGGTGGAACTAAATGGGCAGTTCTTAATGTACAAGGAATCTTCGCATAATTTTAATTGGAGCTCCTTCGGGAGCTCCATTATTAAGGAGCAATAATGGCAGGCGGAGGATCTTTTTCAAGTGATCAGGGGTTTACAACTCTAACAGCTGACGGAAATTTTAAAAGAATTACTGGAGGCACAACAGACATTGGACCCTGCAGAATTACATATATACAAGCTAATGGCAGTGCAGCAGATTGTACTGTAAAACTTTATGATGGAACTTCAGCAGCAGGTAATCCAACATTTCAAGCTAAATTTGGAAGTGAAGGGTTAGATATTTTTGTACCAGGAAGTGGTATAAGATTTATTACAGGAGTTTATTTAGATTTGGATACTACTGATTCAGTAACTATAGGATACACAGGATAATGAGACCAACAGATGTAAAATCAGTTCGAATGACGGCAACAGGAAGTGTCTTTGCAGGACCAACAAGACTAAGAGGAATAATTTTAGCTTCAGATGGTTCAGCAGGTTCAGTTCAACTACAAGACGGGGACTCTGTAACACAATTTCAAGCAGACGTACCTGCTGGGGATATTTTTAGTTTAAATATTCCACAAAACGGAATCTATTTTAAAGGTGGCATGACAGTATCAGCATTAACAAATGCTACTGCTACTATTATTTTAGATAAGTAAGGAGTAAAATGCCTACGTCAGGAACTACAGCGTTCGATTTACCAATCGACGAAATAGTCGAAGAAGCATTCGAAAGAACGGGAATGCGTGGTAATAGAACAGGATATCAATTAAAAAGCGCTAGACGTTCTTTAAATATTCTTTTGACTGAATGGAACAACAGAGGAGTTAATCTTTGGAAGATTAAATTAGCTACTGTTCCTTTAGTTGAAGGGCAAGCACAATATACTTATGCTAATGATAACACTAATTTTCCAACAGATATTAGTGATGTATTAGAAGCATATGTTAGAAATAATACAACAGCGACAGCTCCGGTAGATACAACTTTATCAAAAATAGATAGATCAGCATACGCAGCTTTAGCTAATAAATTATCAAAAGGAACGCCTTCCCAATATTGGGTAGATAAAACTAGATATGTAAGAAATGCTGCTGGAGCAGTAACTGCATCACCTAGTGTATATTTATATCAAACACCAAGCTCTTCTTTTTCAGGAGCAAATTATCATTTAAAGTTTTATTATGTTGCTAAAATAGAAGATGCAGGAGCATACACATTAAATGCTGATGTTATCCATGGCTTTATTCCACCTATGTGTTCAGGTTTAGCTTACTACTTAAGTTTAAAATATTCACCAGATACAGCTCAAGCAAATAAATTAATTTATGAAGATGAAATGGCTAGAGCAGTAGCAGCAGATGGTTCACGATCATCTACTTACATAACACCACAAACATTTTATGGAGACGGAGTATAATGGGAACATGGTCAAAAGGCAGATGGTCAAAAGCAATTTCTGATAGATCAGGAATGCAATTTCCATATAATGAAATGGTAAAAGAATGGACAGGAGCTTTAGTTCATACTTCTGAATATGAACCTAAACAACCTCAACTACAACCACCTTACCATCATGCAGATCCTCAAGCTTTATTAAACCCAAGACCTGACAGAACAGAATTTAATACCGCAACTCAAATGCCACCAAATCCTTTTTCAACTGCAGGTACAACTACTATAACAGTATTTCAACCATCTCATGGTTATTCAGCAAATGACATTGTAAGATTTAGTAATGTTAATGTTCCATCTATTGGTGGATTAGACAGAAATGTTTTTAATTTAGAAACTACTTTAAATGGAGCTCTTACTGCAAATGCAACAACTGTTCCTTTAGCAGATACTTCTGATTTTCCAACTTCTGGATATATTTTTATAAAAGAAATTCAACCTGACTCTAATCCAGATGCAGTTGATAATAGTTTATTATATTATTATGAAGTTATTAAATATACAGGAATAGCTGGAGGAGCTTTAACTGGTTTAACAAGAGGAACTTCTGCTCAATTTTTTGGAGTAAGTCCGGCAACAACTTCTGCTCAAGCTTTTAGTTCTGGAACTACAGTTTATGGTGGAAGAGCAATTACTCCTATAACTCAACAAAGATATAATCAAATGGGAGTATTAGAAAATTTTAGTGATAAATATACTTTTACAGTTCCAAACGCTGCAAGTTCAACTACTAGCGGTGGAAGCTATCCTGTTTTTGCAGGACCTGTAAGTAACACAAGAACGTTAACATAATGGCATATACTTTAACAAATTTACAAGACGATATTAAAAGCTACACAGAAGTAGATAGTTCAGTTTTTTCAACATCTGTATTAAATAATTTAATTATAAATGCAGAAAATAAAATATATAGATCTGTGGATTCAGATGCAGATAGATATTATGCAACATCTAATACAGTTAATGGTAATAGATATGTGACTATTCCATCCGATTTAAGAATTATTAGATATGTACAAGTAAAAGATTCTACAGATGGTAATAAACAGAAATTTTTAGAACAAAGAGATACTAGTTTTATGGCAGAATATTATAATACGCCGGGAACAGCTGATGGAGTTCCTAAATATTATGCTAATTGGGACTCTAGCTATTGGGTAGTTGCTCCTACTCCAAATGGAACATATGAGATTACAATGGCTTATATTAAACAACCTACTAGCTTAACTGATTCTTCAGTAAGCGGTAGTGGAACGTATTTATCCAATAAATATCAGGATTTACTTTTGTATGCGACTCTTGTAGAAGCATATGGGTACTTGAAAGGGCCACAGGATATGGTACAATACTATACTCAGGCTTACAATCAAGCTTTAGAAACGTACGCGATTGAACAACAAGGTCGTAGACGCAGAGGCGAATATGAAGATGGCGTTATTCGAACACCTCTCAAGTCAATTAATCCATCACAATAAATAGGAGATAAAATATGGCAAACATAGTACCTGACTCGTTTAAAACTGGACTGTTAAAAGGAACTTTTAATTTTGACACAGCTGGTAATGGTGGAAACTCTTTTAAACTTGCTTTGTACACTAGCATCTCTTCTTACAGCACAGCGTCAACTGTTTATTTAGCAGGCACAGGAAATGGTGAAGTTAGTTCTTCTGGAACAAGCTACACTGCCGGCGGTAATGCATTGACAAACAGTGGAGTATCAGTTTCATCAAATATCGCGTTTATAGATTTTTCTGATTTAACTTTCTCTTCTGTTACTTTAACTGCTGCAGGAGCTGCTATTTACAAAACTACTGGCGGTGGTAACGAATTAGTTATGGTGTTAGATTTTGGTGGAAATAAGACGGCAACGAATGGCGATTTTGTTATTCAGTTCCCTACTAATGATTCATCAAACGCAATTCTAAGAATTGGCGACGCGTAACAGTAAGGATAAATAGAGATGGCTTTTGTACTTAACGATAGAGTTAAACAGACTAGTACTACGACTGGTACAGGCACATTTAGTTTAACAGGAACTGAAACAGGTTTCGAAACTTTTGTAACTGGTATCGGAAACAGTAATAATACATTCTATGCGATAGCAAACGATGGTACTTCTGAATGGGAAGTCGGTATTGGAACAGTAACTGACGCAGCTACTGATACACTTTCAAGAGATACCGTAATCTCCTCTTCTAATTCAGACAGCTTAGTTGACTTTGCTGCAGGAACAAAAACTGTATTATGTACTTATCCTGCATCTAGAGCCCCTTCGGCTTCAATGACAGCTACATCTTACATTAACACGCACAATTCAACGATATCAGATACACAAACAATTGATTCAGGAGTTTTAGCTGGACCAGTAACTGTATCAGGTACGGTAACAGTAACAGGAAATTTAGTAATAATATAAAATGAGTACAATAGAAGTAGATAAAATAAAACCACAGTCAGGAACAGCATTACAAGTTGGTGAGTCCGGCGATACAATGACTGTACCTTCAGGTGCAACTTTAACTACTACAAACGCAACAGTAAATTTACCAAACACTTCAGTTACAAATGATAACTTAGCTGGATCAATTGCAAATGCTAAACTTAGTAACTCAGCAATTACAATTAATGGAAGTGCTGTATCTTTAGGTGGTTCAGTTACTATTGGAGAAACTAAACCTACCATTTCATCAATTACTCCAACTGTAATTGAAAATACACAGACAGCGATAACAATATCAGGTACCAATTTTGTATCTGTTCCTATTGTTGAAGCTATTAATTCTACTGGAGTTATTACTTCTGCTGATTCAGTTTCTTTTACAAACGATACAACTCTTGTAGCTAATTTTACTTTAGCAACTGATGGAACATATTTTTTAAGAATTGAAAATAACGACGGTAATGCAGTAAGAAGCTCAACTGCTTTATTGACAGTTTCAGACGCTCCTGCTTGGACAACATCAGCAGGAAGTTTAGGTACTGTTGATGCTGGAGGAACAATAAATTTTACAGTTGCAGCAACGGATGCAACTTCATATGCAGTTCAATCAGGATCTTTACCGGGAGGGGCTTCCCTTAATAGTGGAACTGGTGTAATATCTGGAACGGAAACTGGTTCAACCCAAACAACCACGTATAGCTTTACTTTACGTGCAACAGATGCTCAGGCACAAACAGCAGACAGAGCATTTAGTATTATAGTCTCACATGGAATAGGAGCAGGAGTACAACTAAACTAGGATAAAATTATGGCAAGTAGCTCATTACAAAGAACAAATTCAGGTGCAAACAACAAAAAATGGACAGTATCACTTTGGGTTAAAATGAATAAATATACAGGTGATGGTGGTATTTTTGATTTTTATACTGATACAAGTAATAGGTTTAATGTTTATGCTAATCCACAATTTAAATTAAGAAATCTTGCTTCAGGAAGTTATGTAGAAGATTTAGAAGCTAAATGGAGATTAAGAGACCCTGCATGTTGGTATAATATAGTTGTAAAAAGTGACACAGCACAAGCCACTAATTCAGATAGATTCGTTGTTTATGTTAATGGTGTAGCACTTACTTCTGATGATTATGATTCTTTAAATTACCCAGCCCAAGATTCTACTTATTCAGGCAACATTGCTTCAGCAACTTTAAGAATAGGAAGATATGATAGTAATTATTCTGATATGAATTTTGCACATTTTCATTATTGTGATGGTTATGCTTATGACGCAACTTCATTTGGAGAATTTGATTCAACAACAGGGATTTGGAAACCGAAAGGAACCCCAAGCGTAAGCTATGGTACTAATGGAGTATTTTTAAAATTTGAAAATAATGCTGCTCTTGGAACAGATAGTTCTGGAAATGGTAATACATGGTCTACTGTTGGGACACCAACTAAAACATCTGATACACCTTCAGAAAATTTTGCTACCTTTTTGTCTCAAACAAGAGACAGAGCTGGAACTTTAACTCAAGATTATTTACAAAATGGAGGTACAACTGTTAGTAACACAGGTAGTTCTTCCGGGACTTATGTTTATCCAATAACTAATTTAGGAGTTACAAAAGGTAAATATTACTGGGAATGCAAACCTTATACGTCAAGTGAAACTGGTATGGCTTTTGGAATAGGATATACTAGTATATTAGATAATAACTCCGCCCAATTTTGGGATGATAGTGCTGCAAACGGTATTATGATTAATAGAAATAGTTCTAATGGATATTATGCAGTTCAAGCAAAAAGCGGTGGTGGTAATTGGACATCTACAGTTACAATGGCATCTTCTGATGTTGTTGGTTTAGCTTTAGATATGGACAATCAAGCTTTTTATGCTCATGTTAATGGAACTTATTTAAACTCAGGCGATCCTACTTCTGGAGCTTCTCAAACCGGAAGTCTTTTATCGGCTGGAACAATATCTAGTGGAACACAATATGTTAATAGTGGTGAACCAGTTCATGCTACAGGGTGTTGTGTAGAAAATTCAAACAAAGCAACAATGCAATTTAATTTTGGAAACGGATTTTTTGCTACGACGGCTATAAGTAGCGCAGGTACAGGACCAACAGCATCTGGTGGAACTTTTGAATATGATTGTCCAGCAGGTTATCAAGCTTTATCAACAAAAGGAATGAATAGTTTTTAGGAGGAATTATGGCTTTTACAACGGTAAATAAATCAATCGACATGTTTAGTGCTAATCTCTACACAGGGAATAGTACATCACCAAGAGCTTTAACAGGATTTGGTCATCAACCAGATTTAATCTGGGTAAAACGTAGAAATGGTACTGGAAACCATTTTGTTAATACTAGTGTTCAGGGAGCAACGAAATGGATATATCCTGACTTAACTTCAGCAGCAGATACATCAACACAAGGTATAACTTATGGAACAGATGGATTTACTTGGAATGGTGGTAATTATGACTTAAATGCAAGTGGAGAAACTTATGTATGTTGGTCTTGGAAAGCTGGAACAACTTCTGGATTATCTGGCGGAACAATAACTCCATCTTCTTACTCTATTAATACAACTAACGGGTTTGGAATTTATGAATATACTGGAACTGGAAGTAATGGCACTATTGCTCATGGTTTAGGAACAACTCCTAAAATGATCTGGGTTAAAAAAACTAGCGGATCAGAAGACTGGAGAGTATATCACTCAGCAGTAGGTGGTGCTACTAAATATATGACTTTAAATACGGATAGTGCTGTATCCACTGCAGCTACAGTTTGGAACTCAACTGCACCTACCTCAACAGTATTTTCAATTGGTACGGATGGTGGAGTTAATACAAGTAGTGCAACTTATGTGGCTTATGTTTGGGCTGAAATTCCTGGATACTCTAAATTTGGTAAATTTGTTGGGAATGGAAACGGAACAAATGGTAGATTTGTTTACACAGGTTTTAAACCAGCTTTTGTAATAATAAAAGATTTTTCAGCTCAAGATAATTGGGTTCAGTATGATAATAAAAGATTAGGATATAACGATCAAACCTATTTGTTATATACAGAAGCTCATAGTGCAGAAGAAACTGCAAACCCATTACACTTGTTTGGAAATGGTTTTCAACCAAGTACTAGTACTTCAAAATATAATGCAAGTGGTAATGATTATATGTATATAGCTTATGCAGAAAATCCAATTGTAGGAAGTAATAATATTACAGGACTAGCAAGGTAATCATGGCAAGTACAGTAAAAGTAAATAATATAACAACAGAATCCGGTAGCACAATTACCGTTGGTGAATCAGGCAAAACTATTGCCCTTAACACTAATACTGCTGTTAATTTACCTACTGGATCAGTAACTAATTCAGAATTAGCTGGATCAATTGATAATGCAAAGCTTTCAAATTCAGCAATTACAATTAATGGTTCTGCTGTTTCTCTTGGAGGTAGTGTAACTGTTGGAGAAACTAAACCAACACTTTCATCTATTTCACCAACTGTAATTACAAATGATGCAACTAACATTACATTAACAGGGACTAATTATGTAAGTGTCCCTACGGTTGAAGCTATTAACACAACAGGCGCAATTACAAGAGCAAACTCAGTTTCTTTTACAAGTGCTACAACAATTGTAGCCAATTTTACTTTAGCAACTGATGGTACTTATTTTATTAGAGTTGAAAATAACGATGGTAATGCTGTAAGATCAAGTACTGCATTATTAACAGTATCTGATGCTCCAGCCTGGACAACTTCTTCTGGATCTTTAGGATCAAACGCTGCTGGATCTGCAGTTTCATATACAGTAGCTGCAACAGATGCCACTTCTTTTGCTTTGCAATCAGGGTCATTACCTGGAGGTGTCTCTTTAAATACAGGCACAGGTGTGATATCAGGTACAGAGAGTGGTGCAACTACTGAAACTACATATAGTTTCACTATTCGAGCAACAGACGCTGAAGCTCAAACAGCCGACAGAGCTTTCAGTATAACAATAACAGTCGGCATACAAAATTCAGGGCAATTTAACTAATGGCTACAACTTATTTATCGCGAACAAACGGAACAGCAACAGGAACACAAAAATATACTTTATCTTTTTGGTATAAAAGATCAGCACCAGAAGGTGAAGTTAGATTATTTAATAATTATGCGGACGCTAACAATGTTGGACAAATTCGTATAGATTCAAGTAATAAGCAAATAATTATTAGAGACTTGTTATCAAGTTCAGAACAAATGTTAGTAACAACAAATAGAAAATTTAGAGACCCTTCAGCTTTTTACCATATATGTATAGTTGTTGATACTACTCAATCAACAGCATTAGATAGATGTAAACTTTATATAAATGGCAATCAGGAAACAGATCTTGCAACATCATCGGTTCCAGCTCAAAATGCTAATTTAGGTTTTCAACAACCCACAGCTTCAGACCAAGCTAGAATAGGAAGTCATAATGGTGGTGGAGATTATTTAGATGGTATATTAGCTCATGTTCATTATGTAGATGGATTAGCTTATGCTCCTACAACTTTTGGGGAGTTTGATTCAACAAGCGGAATCTGGGTTCCGATAACCGCACCATCAGTAACTTATGGAAATAATGGTTACTTTTTAAAATTTGCAAATAGTGCTGCTATGGGTACAGATAGTTCAGGTAACTCAAACACATATACTGTTAATGGAACTGGTATAACTCAAAACAACGATACTCCAACCAATGTTTTTATGTGCTACAACCCTTTAGACAACAAACCTTATATAAATACAACATTTAGTGATGCTAATAATACTATTGCAACAGGATCATCTTACACAGGAACAAATTGTAATATGTGGTTAACTCAAAGTAAATGGTATTGGGAAACTAAATGTGTTTCTAAAACTGGAGATAATGACCATTATTCTATTGGTATAGATGGTGGTGACCCAGCAAATGGAACTAATCAATATCCTGCTTCTGTTTCAAATGGCTGGATGATTGATGGACATACAGGAAATGTTTTTAACAATAACTCTGGAACTGCTTATGGTGCTACTTTTGGAGCTGGAGATATTATTGGCATAGCTTTAGATCTAACAAATTCAAAATTATATTTTTCTAAAAATGGTGTTTGGCAAAATTCATCAGATCCTACTAGTGGAGCAACGGGAACTGGAGCTGTATCTATAACAGCTGCAGCAAGTACAGATATAGCAGCTTATATACCTTGTACTACTTTTTGGTCTAGCTCTAGTGGAACTTTTAATTTAAATACAGGTGGAGGATATTTTGGAACAACGGCTGTGGCAAGTGCAAACGCAGACGCTAATGGTAATGGAGCAATGGAATATGCAGTTCCATCAGGTTACTACACACTTTGCACCAACAATATAAAGGAGTTCGGTATTTAATATGGCATGGGTAACATATCAACCAAAAGATAATTTTAATTGTAAACTATACACAGGGACAGGTGCGGAACAAACAATAACCGGGATTGGATTTCAACCAGGTTTAAGTTGGATAAAACGAAGAGAAATAAAAGACCATGTTATGACTGACGCTGTTAGAGGAGCAACAAAAATAGTTTATCCTAATGACCCATCTTTACAAGATACAACGGCAGAAACTTTAAAATCTTTTAATGCAGATGGTTTTGTTTTAGGAACTGCAACACTTGTAAATGCAAATGCTGGAACTTATGTAGGTTGGTCTTGGACAGCTGCAACAACAACTGGAATATCTGGAGGAACTATAACTCCATCTGGTTATTCTATTAATGCTACAACTGGAGTAGGAATTTATGCATACACAGGCACAGGAAGTAATGGAACGATTGCTCATGGATTAGGTGAAGCTCCCAAATTAGTAATAGTTAAAAGATTAGATACTTCTGCTCAATGGAGTGTTTATCATAAATCAGTAGGAGCGCAAAAACATTTAATCTGGGACACTTCAGCTGCTGAAGTAACAAGTGCTAATTATTGGAACGATACAGATCCAACAAGTTCTGTATTTAGTATTGGCGTTGGTACAGATGTCAATGCAAGTGGTGGAACTTATATAGCTTATGCTTTTGTAGAAAAACCCGGATTTTCAAAAATTGGAAAATATATCGGCAATAACGACTCGGATGGCCCCTTCGTTTTCACGGGCTTTAAACCTGGTTTACTTATTCAAAAAGCTATAAGTGGAACTGACCAATGGCAAATTAGAGATGCAAAAAGAGGATTTAATGGAGCAATTAAAACTTTGTATGTTGACAGTACCGAAGCAGAAACATCAGGAGATACAATAGATCTATTATCTAATGGTTTCCGAATATACAATAATAGCTCTGCTCAAAATGCTGCAGCAGGTTATGCTTATTGGGCATTTGCTGAAGAACCTTTAGTAGCTACTAATAAAGATGTAGGAACGGCCAGATAATTATGAGTGAAGTAAAAGTAAATAAAGTAACACCGAGATCAGGAACCGCAGTACAACTGGGGGATTCCGGCGATACATTTACTGTACCAAGTGGAGCAACATTAACCACTACTAATGCTACAGTTAATTTACCAAATACTTCAGTCACAAATGCGAATTTAGCTGGCTCTATAGATAATGCAAAACTGTCTAACAGTGCTATTACTATAAATGGATCAGCTGTTTCTTTAGGGGGATCAGTTACAGTAGGAGAAACTAAACCTACTATTTCTTCAATTAGTCCTTCGGTAATTGAAAATACACAAACAGCGGTAACAATTACAGGAACTAATTATGTTTCAGTGCCTTATGTTGATGCTATTAATGCTTCTACAGGGTCTATTACAGCTGCTGATAGTGTGACTTTTACAAGTGCTACCTCATTAACTTGCAATTTTACATTGTCTGTTGATGGAACATATTATATAAGAATAGAGAACAATGATGGTAATGCGGTAAGATCTGGAACTGCTTTATTAACAGTTTCCGATGCCCCATCTTGGACAACTAGCGCTGGTTCCTTAGGAACTAACGCTGCAGGAAGTGCAGTTTCATATACTGTTGCTGCTACATCTGCTACAAGTTTTGCATTGCAATCTGGAAGTTTTCCTGGTGGAGTTACGCTTAATACTGGAACTGGAGTTATTTCAGGAACTGAAAGCGGATCAACAGCGACAACTACTTACAACTTTACTATCAGAGCAACGGATGCTGAGGCTCAAACAGCTGATAGAGCATTCAGTATAACAATATCTCACGGAGCGTCAGGAGGCGCGCAATTTAACTAGTATGGCTACAACTTATATTACACGAACAATGCAAGATGGTGGAAATCACCAACAAGGTACTTTTTCTTTTTGGGTAAAAAGAGGACTTATTAATGATGCATCTGATACTGAAGTTATGTACAGAATAATAAATGGTAGTGATTATTTTCAAATTGCATTTGAAGACACAGATTCTTTACTTGTTAGACAAAATGTTAGTGGAAGTAACACTTTTTATATAAAAACTAAAAAAGTATTTTGCGATCCAACTGCTTGGTATCATATCGTAATTGCGATTGACACAACTCAAGCTACTAACATTGATAGAATTAAAGTTTATGCTAATGGAGTTCAGGTACCTGATGCTTCATTAGACAGTCCTGGTTATCCAGCACAAAATACTAATTTAATGATGGGTGAAGCATATGTAAGTTATCTTGGTGCTAATGCCGCAGCTAATTATTTTACAGGCCTATTTTCTCACTTTGTTTATTGTGATGGTAATGCTTATGCTGCAACTAACTTTGGAGAAAGTAATTCTACGACAGGTCAATGGCAATTTAAAGCTCCTAGTGGAGTAAGCTATGGAACGACAGGATGGTATTTATTTAAAGACAACGCATCACTTACTGATCAGTCTGGTTTAGGAAATAACTGGTCATCAGGAGCTGGTACATTAACTCCAACTATGGATAACCCTAGTAATAATTATAATGTTTGGGATACTAGTTCTTTTGACCCTTCTGGTCTTAATATTCAAAATGGAAATTTATCGGTAGCTAGAAATGGTAGCTACTTAGGAGCTTTAGGAACACATACAGTTTGGGGTGGTAAATGGTATTGGGAAGTTAAATATAATCAAGCTAACTGGCAATGTGGAGTTATTGGATATAATGCTCAATCAGAAAATATGACAACATACTTTATGTCTAGTAGTGGTAATGGTTTTCCCGGTAAATTTGACTATGGTTATTCTTTTGGTTTAACTAATGGTAATAGCGAAAAATGGAATTCTAGTAGTTCTGGTACTTCTTGGGGTGGTGTTTCTGGCGCAAGTACAGGAGATATTTTTCAATATGCTTTTGATGCTACAACACGAGCTATTTGGATTGGAAGAAATGGAACGTGGTTAAACTCTGCAACTCAAACAGAAATAGAAAATGGTACAACAACAAATGCTATGTATAGCTCTATGGGTTCATCTGATTTTTGGTGGACTCCTGCAGTTGGAATCACTAATAATAATACATCTGAATATTTAGAAGCAAACTTTGGGAATGGTTATTTTGGAACAACTGATGTGACATCGGCTACTACTGATGGTGAAGGTGAAGCTAGATTTGAATACACAGTGCCCACAGGTTATTATGCACTTAACACAAAAAATATAGTACAATTTGGAGGATAATTATGGCAGTATTTGGAGCAATAAATAAACCAAAAAGTTATTACGACACCAAGCTTTATACAGGCACAGGCAGTTCGTTAAATAACACAGGTTTAGCATTTCAACCAGATTTAGTTTGGATTAAAAAAAGAACAACTGATAGTCACGCACTTACAGATTCAGTAAGAGGAGTTAATAAAACTCTTTTTACTGACAACAACAACGCAGAAGATTCAACTACAAATATGATGACAGCTTTTAATTCTGATGGATTTACCGTAGGAACTAACAGTATGGTAAATGCAAATGGTGGAACTTATGTAAGTTGGAATTGGAAAGCTGGAACAACATCAGGAATAGCAACTAATGGCTCAACAACAATTACGCCTTCAACTTACTCTATTAATACAACATCTGGCTTTAGTATTTTAAAATATGGAGGCAATGGAAATAACGGAGATAAACTAGCTCATGGTCTTGGAGCAGCTCCACAATTTTTTATAGTTAAAAGATATGATAGCGCTGCCAACTGGCAAGTGTATCACCAAGCAACGGGTGCTACTAAATATCAAGAATTAGATACAACAGATGCTTTTGCTACTAGTACTGATAGATGGTATGACACAGCTCCCGATGACGTAAATATAACTTTAGGTGGTAGCTCTTTAGTTAATACTGGAGCTGGTACTTATCTAGTTTATGCATTTAAAACAGTACCTGGCTTTTCAGCTTTTGGCAGATACAATGGTAATGGAACAAGTCATGGTGCTAAAGTACACACAGGATTTAGACCTGCTTTTGTAATGATACGTTATTCAGGTGGAAGTAATGGTTGGAACTGGATTATATATAATAATAAATCTGGAGAAGATGCATCTAATGGATTTGCTTATAACAATTTAGGACAAATTTTAGAAGCAGACACAACTGATGGAGACAATGCAGACTCTAACTTTACTTTTAATTTTTTAAGCAACGGATTTAGATGTAGAGGTACGGAAAGTAATATCAATAGTGATAATACTAATTATGTATATGCAGCCTTTGCAGAAAATCCATTTGTAGCAAACTCAGGATCAGGCATACCAGCACTGGCGGTGTAGACCATGTTATTTGGTGTTACGTCCTTTTCAGCGGCACCTTTTAGTGCTGAAGGTTTTAGTCCAAACGCTTATGTAAATCTACAAGGCGTTCAACTTAACATTTCAATTGGAAATATTAATGTAACAGCTCCTGTCGATATGGCAG